ACACCTACTTGGTCTGATTGGGTAGCGGTAAATGCCCAGTCTGGTAACGAAATAATAGCGAGAGCCTTTGAGTTTAGGTTAAAGTTAGACTCCACTAACACTAACGCATCCCCCCTTGTATCAGCCTTGTCTGCTACCATAGACATGCCAGAGTACTTAGTGTCTGGTAAGGACATAACTTTTACAGGTACAACTAACATAGTGTACAATGTACTTGGAGTGGCTCACCCTTTCAATGCACCCCCTGCTATTGGGTTGTCCATAGCTAATTTAGCTGAGACAGACAGATATACTATTACAAACAAAACTAGGTCAGGGTTTACTATAAACACCTTTACTGGTGGCTCTGCTAGTACTAACAGCGTAACAATAGACTATGTAGCTAATGGCTACGGGAAGGAGTTCACCTAATGGCTCAATTTGACTTTACAACAGCCGATGGGCCGATAGTAGGAACTAAGAGTTTCCCTAATACTAGGGCCGATATTAACTCTGCTCTACTAGCCCTAATCTCTAATTCCTCTGGTGATGCAGAACCTACAGGAACCCAAGCCAATCAGTTCTGGTATGAAACTGACACTAACATTCTTAAGATCAGGAATGAGGCTAACACTGCTTGGATAGAAATGGCGACAATAGATGAAACCTCTAATAATGTGTTGTCTATTACTACTCAAGGGTTAACTATTGGTGCTACCGCACTAACCGCTACAGGTACAGAACTTAACCAACTAAATGATATTACTAGGGGTTCTATCCTTTATGGTAATGCCTCTGGTGATACTGCGAGACTTGCTAAGGGTGGCGCTGGTACAGTTCTTACGTCTGATGGTACAGACATTTCATGGGCGGCTGTTGGTGGTGGTGGTGTAGGTAATACAGAGGCGTGGGTGAACTTCAAGGGTGATGGGGCTGTAACTATTCGTGGTGACGGCGATGTGAGCAGTATTACTGATAACGGTACAGGCATAGTTACGGTTAATTTTGACACAACTAAGGCGAGTGCAGACTACTCCGTACCCGCCGCTGGCAACGTAGGGAACAGTTCCTCACTTGGCGCAATCGCAAGCACTTGTCCTTTTAACTTTACGACAGGAAGTGCACAAGTCGTTACAGGCTACCAACAAGTTACGGCTCAAAAATATGATCTGCGAGTTGTTAGTATGGCGATAATATTATGAATACTTACAGAGTAATCTTTGAAGACCCTAATGATTTGGATGCACCAGCGCAGGTACTTGTGCCGTCACAGCGTTGGATGGAACAAGCAATGGCGGGTAACTTGCCCCCTATTTGGGTTTTATGGCAACTACAAGATGATGAACAGCAAGCCATTGCAGAAGGTCGGCACGACACCTTTAGTCATGACCCAGAGAAACACGCACTTCAGTGGACGGCCCCCCGCATTGGACCCTTAACGGAAGAGGAAGCTATGGAATATTTATGTATGAAAGATTTGCCACGCAAGGTTTGGGCCGAAGAACACAACAGACCAATGTTTAAAATTGTTAAAACAGAACAGGTGCCGTCTGATCGGCAGTTTAGAGACGCATGGAGGTTGGCGGCATGAGTACCTTAATTGAAATAGGATCAAAAAAGTACAACAGTGCGGAATACACATCCCCATCAAATCGTACATTTCGAAATGCTTGGGCAGCACCACAGGCAGGGTCAGACGTTATCCAAATTAACATGGCCGCAGCTAAGGACATTTGGAGAGATAAGATACGTCAAGCGCGTATTGATCCACTGGCCTCGTTAGACACAGCCTACATGAAGGCGATTGAGCAAGGCAACACATCTGAGCAAACTTCTATCGCCACACAGAAACAGGCGTTGCGTGACGCCCCCGCGACATCTGCTATTGATGCAGCTTTAACACCAGAAGAACTAAAAGCTGTCCAGCCAATTCCTAACGTAACGATAGACTGATTACATGGCCCACTAAACCATATTAAGGAGCGTAAGACATGAGCCAACACGACTTTATCATAGATAACCAGTTCTTCCCCCAAACTAGGGCTGACATTAACGCTGCTCTCCAAGCTATCGCAACTAACTCTTCTGGTGCTACTGAGCCTGCTATCCCTACAACGGACCCAGTTACGGACAGGGGCCATCAGTGGTGGTACGACACAACTAACTATCAGCTTAAGATTAGGAACACTGCTGGTACAGGTTGGACAGTTATAGCCACCCTAGACGCTGCTGGTGCTAATGTTGTCTCTATTACTACGCAGGGGTTAACTCTTGGTTCTACCGCATTAACTACTACAGGTACAGAAATTAATCAACTAGCTGCTATTACTAGGGGTTCTATACTTTATGGTAACGCCTCTGGTGATACTGCAAGACTAGCGGCTGGCGGGGCTTCAACTGTCCTCACAAGTGATGGCACTGATATAGCGTGGGCTGCTGCTGGTGGTGCTGGCGTACCCACAGGTACAGTTATATATCATGCAGCTAATACACCCCCTACAGACTTCATCAAAGCCAATGGTGCGGCTGTGTCAAGGACAACTTACTCTGATTTGTTTACAGCAATAGGTACAACATTTGGTGTGGGTGATGGGTCTACTACGTTCAACGTACCTGACCTTCGTGGTGAATTTATGCGTGGCTGGGATGATAGCCGTGGTATTGACAGCAGTCGTAGCTTTGGTTCTGCTCAGTCTGATGAACTGAAGTCACACAGTCACTCTATACCTATGTGGAGAGATAACTTTCATGGGACAAGACCTTTAGGGGGTTCTTCAACTAATTTAACCGCAAGTAGTACCAGCGCTTTTGGGGGAACCGAAACCCGACCACGCAACATAGCCCTACTTGCTTGTATTAAATATTAAGGAGACACCGATATGAACGTATACCAAACAGATTTAAATGGTGTCTTCGTAGGCACTACAACAGCAGACCAAGACCCTCTGGATAGCACTAATTGGCTTATTCCAGCAGGTTGTGTAGAGGCTGCACCACCAACTATAGCTGACAGCCAGCTTGCTAAATGGAATGGTACAGAGTGGGTTGTAGAAACTATACCCGTTGTTGAGCCTGATCCAGAACCTGAGCCTATCGCACCAGAGGTCTTAGTCCGTGCAGAACGTGATAAGCTGTTGAGCACTTCAGATTGGACACAGGTTGATGACTCTCCTGTAGATAAGTCTGCATGGGTAACATATAGACAACTTCTACGGGACGTACCCTCACAATCAGGGTTTCCTAACACAATCACTTGGCCCACTAAACCATCTTAAGGAGCAACCAATGGGATACACACTAGGACTACGAAGTAAGCAGAACTTGTCTGGGGTACATCCTGACATGGTTGCTGTTGTTACAAGAGCATTAGAGATTAGTGAAAAGGACTTTAGTGTAACTGAGGGTGTTCGTAACATTGAACGTCAGCGTATGCTTAAGAAGACAGGCAAGTCAACTACACTTAAGTCTCGTCACCTTACAGGACATGCAGTAGATGTTGTACCTTATCCTGTGTCGTGGGAGTGGGACGAGTTCTACCCTATTGGTGATGCAATGAAGAAGGCAGCAGAGGAGTTAGACATCAAGATTGTTTGGGGCGGTGATTGGAAGAAGTTCCCGGACGGTCCTCATTTTCAGCTAGACTGGAAAGCCTACCCCTGTGACTAGGGGGCAGGATGATTGTTTCGTAATGGGTAAAAACATATCGGCAAGTCTATTGTTTGCCTTAGTACTACAAGCTGCAATGATAGTTTGGAGTATTTCACAGATGAGGGCAGACGTAGACGCCAACTCGTCATCTATAGTTAGAATAAGTGCCGATGTTAAGGCTGTTGAAACATCCTCAATTACCCAAGCCGTACAGCTAGGAAAGATAGAAGAAAACATAAAGGGAATTAAAGAGTCCCTTGAAAGGATGCTAGTGGTAATGGAGAAAGACTAATGCTAGACCCCATAACGGCCATATCAGCCTGTACTGCCGCCTTCACAATGACCAAGAAATTAGTACAACATGGCAGAGAGATAGAAGACGTTATGGGGCAGCTAGGGGAGTGGTTCGGAGCCGCCTCTGACCTTCATAAAGCAGAGCAACAAAGAAAGTCACCTTCAACTATACAGAAGCTAACGTCTGCTGACAGTATAGAAAAGGAAGCCTTCGACATAATTGTCCATAAGAAAAAGTTAGCGGCCCAACAGAAGGAATTGATGTTCCTTTTAAATATGAGATTTGGCCCTAAAACTTGGGATGAAATGATCAAGCTAAGAAGGCAGATAAGAAAAGAACGTGAAGAAACTGTCTACAAGGCTATGGAAGCTAAGAAACAGATCGTAAATAACATGGCTATGTTTGCACTGTCCCTTGGTATCCTATTCGTTGTTTTTGGCGGGGTATATTTAATTGGGGTAGGCACGGGTTCATGGTAAAAGCATTGTGGTTTTGTGTAGCCTTAATTTTCACTGTAGGGGTACTAGAAGCTAAAGAACCCCGAATGGTTATATGTAAGCTGTGGAAACGAGTTAGCATAATGGGCGTTCAACAATGTTGGTATCGTGGACCTAACGGCTCATCTGCTACATTCTATCCAACACCTTTGATACCTAAGTATGAGTATGGCGCTGCATACAGGCAATGTCCTCAGAGTTTTGAATGTGTATACGACTTTAAGAAACGTAGACCTTCTGCACAAGAAATTATAGATGGATTGAAAGGACGATGAATGACACCAGAGAAACTAGACGCATGGCGAATTGCACCAAGGCTACTTATACTAAGTTACATGATTGTGTTCTATCAAACCTGTAACTGGTTTATGGACTTAAGTTCACCAAACAATGCCCAAGCAGGATTCGTTAGTGTTATAGTTGGGGCAGGGGCAGCTTGGTTTGGGCTGTACCTTAACGGGAGTAACAAGAAATGATTGGAGCAATAATTAGCAGTCTCTCAGGGTTAGCTACGAGTATAATTGATGGTAAGACACAACTCAAGCTAACTGAGGCAGAGATTAGGAAAAAGCAATTAACTGGCGAAATTGATTGGGACTTAGCGGCAATAAAGGCTACGGAGAACTCTTGGAAAGATGAATGGATTACACTCCTATTCTCGGTGCCACTTGTACTTGCGTTCTTACCTTTTGCTTGGGCAGAAGATGTAGTAGCTAATGGTTTTGCAGCCCTTGAATCAATGCCTCAATGGTATCAAATTTCCCTTGGTGGGATTGTTAGTGCCAGCATAGGTTTAAGGTCAGTAAGTAAATTCTTCGGCAACAAATAAACAAAACCTTATATACAAAAAAGTAAAGCCCCTGTATCCTTAGTTGGACGCAGGGGCTTTTTTTATTCTTTATCACATAGTTCTGGATGGTCGTTGTTTATGTGTTGAAACAGGGCGTACATAGGCACCTTCATAGACAGGTCTGTGTCTCTTTCTAGCTTGGAGACCTTACCCGCTAACCACAGTATAAGAAGGGTTTGCAATACAACTATGATAGAGGTCAGATCAGGTATCTCCATGTTCTTCTACCACCTTAATTAATCTAGCACCATACCACTCAGCTTTTTTTAAGTCTTCTATACCGTTCTTATATCGCCACCTATGTAGGTACTTGGCTATATTCCCACGTAGGTATCCTATGAACTCTTCCTTGGTTAAGAAGTCCTCTATATAGTCGATACACTCTATGACACCAGTGCCGTAGTGGGGTGGACTGTTGACCATATCGGTTACGTTATTTAACTCTTTCCACTTAGCCATTGTCACCTCTTATAAGTTTAGCTTGTTCTCTTATTAGTTCTTGTTGTCGTTCTAGTTCAAGGTATTGCTTGTCTACCTCAGATAACTCTTGTGGGGCAGGATTAAGTTCAACAACATCCCCCATCACAAGTCTCCTTTATCTTTCATGTTAAACGGTAAGCCTACGCACTGACTAAAGAACTTTGCCTTTGGGTCAGGCTTAGTTTCAAGTAAGTAAAGCATGTTTAACTCTCTTACAGCCTGACATCTTTCCTCTGTCTTGTAAGTTGCATTAGGTGCGCGAACAGAGAAGTGTGGTTCCCCGTCCTTCATAATGCTAAGTACAACTATATACACATAGATCATAGTTTCTCCTTCATAAAGACTTTGACCCATTGGGCGCAAATGTCACTCCTTATGATGTCTTCAACTCCGAACTCAATTATAGATATAGGCAGCATATATTTCTTAGCTAGGTGGATTACCTTAGAAAGACCATCTGCTTCCTTCAAGTCAGATTGTTGAACGTCACCGTTAAGAACTATGGTAGAATTGTCTCCTACTCTTGTGAGTAACATCTTTAACTCATGGGTAGTTATATTCTGAGTTTCGTCAACAATGATAAAAGCGTCCTCAAAGCTACGACCCCTCATAAGAGCAAGGGGTGCCATTTCAATGTTGCCAGATTTTATTCCTGTCTCAACAGTACCCGCACCTAGATGCTTTTGTAGTACGTCCAAGACGGGTAAGGCCCAAGGTTGAGCCTTTTCCTCAAGGGTTCCGGGAAGATACCCCATGTCCTTGCCTACAGAGACCATAGGACGGGTTATGACGATCTTGTCTACCTTCTTAGTGGTGTACAGGTCAGCAGCTACGGTGGCAGTAATGTAGGTCTTACCTGTTCCTGCTGGCCCCAATACAAACACCTGACTGTATTCTTTAAGTGCATCTATAAACTCCTTCTGTTTGTCTGTCTTAGGAGTGAGGCCAGAAGTTTCCCTCTGACCTGCACCCTTGTATTTAGTCTTTCTACGTGACCTACTTGGCTTAACTAATTCTGAGTTATCCAATGTCTACCATCTCACATACATCTCCTGTACAGGCCATAGTTTGCATACCTGACGTGTTGTCTTCTTGTTCATACTCAGACAGTTTATTCCAATCAATACTTCTAGGCATCTGATCAAGTAGTATATGATAGTCTGTAGCTGCACACTCCTGATATGGTGCCTGTTGATATGTATGCTCATTGAAGGGCAAGAATGATACACCTGACATTTCATCAAAGTGTTCATACACAAATGCACCTACAGCAAACCACTCCTCTGACTTGACGTTGATAGTAACACTAGGCTTATGTTCACACCAATGTCTCTGATACATCAACCACATCTCTAGCTGTTCTAAGGCTGTCGTATCGGCTGTGTGTACTGCACCCATAGGAGACCGCATAGGAAAGCTAAACACTGTTGTAGCGTCAGGCTTCATTACGTCAGGCTCATTAGGGATACCCTGATCCATCATAAACTGTGTTAGCGGGTCTTTGTTGTCTCCTCTTACTGTGCGAATATAGTATGGGCTGTGTCTTGCATGAATCCCACTAGCAGAATCCACAACCTGTGAAACCGTACCCGAAGGTTTAACACAAGTTATAGCTGTTGATACTGGGATACCTAACTTCTCAGCCCACTCCTTATTTGTTTCTACTGCTACTTCTTTAAGGTGTTGTAGTGTCTTATCTAGTCCTTCGTTCTTCAGCGTCATTAACGGGTTGTCCATTATCCCCGTGAGTGACACACCGAGCAATCGTTCTTCTGAGGTATTGTCAGTCCACATTTTACGCAAGTACGGAAAGTGGGTGTAGGTTGACTGAATGGTTCCAAGTATAGTTGCAAGACGGACTTTTCTTGTAAGATCGTCCAGAGTGTCGTTAGCACGTATGACAACTTCCGTAAGATTACAGAACTGATTCGGTCGAAGTATGATCTCCGAACATGGGTTGGTTCCGAACTCGTAGTCTGCATTTCGTCTGCCATTCTTAGCCGCCTGTTTCTTCGATGCTTCACGATTAAATACACCTCGCTCACCTGATCCACTCTCCATTAGAGACACCCACTCACGCATGAATGACATACTATCTGGCTTTTCTGTATAAGACACAGAGTTATTAGCTAAGGCTCGTTGTCCATTCAGTTCCCACCAGTTACCTGACTTAGCGTGACGCATACGATCATCAGATAGGTTGCTTAAAGATATCATAGCAGAGCGTCTAACGCCCCCTACAACAACAACTTCACCAATCTTACACATTAGGTCATGGCACTCAATAGAACTCAGCTTACGCCCCTGTGCTGCCTTAAACGTAGACACAGAGAAGTTAAACAGATCAACCAAAGGAGCAGGACCACTAGCACGACCACCAAACGTCTTAAGTCTAGCACCCGCTGGACGTACTTTAGATACATCCCACTTAGGAATCTCACCAGCCCATAGGAGAGCCAGAACTTGTCTGAGACCTTTAGCCCAACCTTCCTTACTGTCCTTGATAACAATAGTCGTGTCACTTTCAAAGAGGGAGGGAACCTCTGGCAACTTAGTAATGAACTGACGCTCAACACTGAACCCGACACCAGTACCACAGAGCAGGATGAACATAGCCTCGTCGAAGGCTTTAGGATCATCTACGGGTAAGTAAGAACAGTTATACATACAAGTGTTGTCACGGGCTGAACTCTTACCAGCAGTCATAAGAGAACGCATGGAGGGCATTACCTGCAAACTAAGTATAGCCTCCCGTAACTCCTTTTCTATGGTGGGGGTTAGCCAAGGAGATACGATATTAGTCATGTAACGAGAAACTGTCTCACCCCATGTCTCACGGCGTTTAAGGTCTTCTAACCAACGTGCATAACGGCTAGTAGCAATAAATGTTTGGTAGTCTGTAGGTAGGTAGTTGCTTTTCATTTCTTTTTTCCTCTTTGGATCATATCTTCGTCTAGCCAGATCATACGGTTAATATCGCCTCTGTTGATGCCTATGTCCTTTAAGGCAGCATCAGTCATAGTATTTAATTGCTTGATAGTTTCCCTGTGTAACCGCCAAGTATTTAGGTAGTTGTAGTATCGGGTAATCCAATTCATCTGTTGTCACCACTACCTTTAATTGTTCCACGTGCCTCACGGCCATCTAACTTGTTAATGTTCTCTAAGATGGTAACACCCAAGTTAGCATGGTAGTAGTTAGATAAGGCTGTAGCATAGAACACAACGTCACCTAGTTCCTTTACAATGTCGTTAGGTGTAACCTCGGTCTTGTCCCTCATACTCTTCTTAATCTTCTCAGCCACTTCCCCAGCCTCACCCATAAGACCTAAAGCATTTTCCATCAGGCGGTCTTTACCCTCAGTAATGATCTTGTCCTCTACCCAATCACTATACTCACGAAACGCTTCCATACTCTTGTGGCTCATAATCATTGTATCAGTCTCCCATAAAACTGTGTCTGTTCTTCATTACTGTAGTCAAAGAGATACCAGCAACAATTGTCCTTGCCTTGGCTCTTGCTTCCCTCAATCCACTTAACTCTGCCTACACTAACTACCGACTTGCAGTAAGTCATAAATGTAGAAGACTGCTTGGTGTGCATCCAATCCGCATCGAACAACAACCATACAGGACATACACCCAAGAACGTATCTATTAATGGGTGTAGTACTTTTCTATCCCAAGGGGGGTTTGTTATAGCATAGAAGTCTGTGCTAAACTGTCCGTTAACACTCTCTATGTCGAGAGCATCCATCTTCTTTACATAGTCATGCCTTGGCTCAATGTCATAGGCACCTATACATTCCCCTAAGCCCCCAGTTAACTCGCTTATATGAGAGATCAGTCTCCCGTCACCCGCGCATGGCTCCAAGTAATCGAAGGCATACGGTAGGTGAGGGATCAGAGGCTCTACAGCTTGTATTGGGGTAGGGTAGTAGTCCCTTGGCACTCGCTCAAAATCAGAACGCTTCCCCATTACCATATAACTCCTTTAACCGTTTCAGTGATACAAACTCAGGCTCGTACATGCCATTGCTTATCTCTCGCTTAATTACTACGCCCTTCCACCAATCATTGTTTGCTTGACCAGCCCAACTCTCCTTAGCGCCCTTAAA